ACTCAAACTGACAGCTTCCTACAGAGTGGGGTAGTGCAACCTTTGGCAGAATTAAATTTATCCGCAGAGCGTGGTGGCGATTTCGTCAAGCTCCCTTTTTATAAAGCAAATTTATCTGGAGATTTTGAAGTCTTAACAGATTCAACATCATTAACACCTAGCAAGATCACTGCTGACAACCAAATTGGAGTTGTACTTCATAGAGGTAGAGCTTTCAGTTCTAGAGATTTAGCTTCACTTGCAGTAGGTGGTGGCATAGATCCTATGGCTGCTATTGCTCAGAAGATGGCTGCTTATGTAAACAACCAAAAGCAAAAGGATTTATATTCTTGCTTAACTGGTGCATTTGGATCTATCAACGCAAACTCAAGTAGTTCAGCTTTATTTGATCTAACAATCGACAGTGAGTCAGGTGATTCTCCTACAGTATTAAGCCCTCGTCATATCGCAAGAGCTAAATCAAAGCTTGGAGATCAAGGCGGCAAGCTTACAGCAATAGCAATGCACTCTAATGTTTATGGCGATTTGCTAGAGCGTAATATGATTGATCGCATTTACGACAACACAGGTGCACCAGATACAGGAGCGACTGCTGGTAGTACAACAAGAGCTTTTGATGGCCCTAATGTTGTTGAGAGCTTTGGCGGTTTAAGAATTATTGTTTCTGACGATATTCCAACAACAGGCTCTGGAGCTTCAACTGAGTATTCAACATTCTTCTTTACACAAGGAGCAGTTGTTACAGGTGAGCAAGCACCAATCAGAACACAAACAGATAGAGACATTCTTGCTCTTGAGGAAGCAATGGCAGTAGATCTTCACTACATCTATCATCCAGTCGGTCTTAAGTACGCTGTATCAACAGTTAACCCAAACAGAACAGTTTTGGAAACAGTTGCATCATGGTCGAAAGTGTATGAGACAAAGAATATCGGCATCGTTCGCGCGACAAACGTAAGCAATCAGGACTAAATCATGCCATCATTATTTGACGTAACTGCTGGGTCCTTAGTAGGCCCAACAACAGGTGGAACTGTAACTCAGGCCACCAATAAAGCGACTACTGTTATTTCTAATACAGAGTCAGGCCAAATCACCATGAACAACGCTGCACTAGCTGATGCTGCGGAAGTATCTTTCACAGTTACAAATAGCAAGGTTGCAGCAACAGACGTTGTTGTAGCTTGTCATGGTTCTGCTGGTACAGCAGGGGCTTATATCGTGAGTGCAAACAGTATTGCTGCTGGATCATTCAAGATTACAGTTTCTAACGTGTCTGGTGGATCTTTAAGTGAAGCTATTGTTATTAACTTTGTTGCCCTTAAGGGTGCATCAAGCTAATGGTAATGTTCGCTTTTAGGCGAATGAGAGAACAAAATGAGGCTGCTCAAAAGGCAGCTTCACTTGTTCAAACTCTAGAAAAGCCAAAACCAAAATCTAAGCCCAAAAAGGTAAAACTCAATGGCGATAACTCTTGATGCTACTGTTGGCGGTGCTAACGCAAACACATATATAACTCTTGATGATGCAAACTCTTTTATTGAGGGTTTAATTCTTAGTGATGACGCTGCGGCATGGGACGGCTCAAGCAACGACAACAAAAATCGTGCTTTGTTTACGGCTGCACAACGTATAGACAGAGAAAAGTTTTTGGGAGCTAGAGTAGATGATACTCAAGCTTTAGAGTGGCCAAGATCAGGAGTAAGGAAACCTGACACATACACTAACTTGTATGGTTTAAGTTTTCCAAATAGATTAGTTGCTGATTATTACCTTGATACTGAAATCCCAGACAGGGTAAAACACGCACAGGTCATCTTAGCTGTATATCTAAACAACAATAGGAACGGGTTAGAACTTAGCGGCCTAGAGGACTTTGCTGCTGTAAGTATTGGAAATATAAATGTAACCCCTAGATTCTTTGGGGCTGTGGGCATTGATAGGATTCCACCAATCGTTGACCACTACCTTATGGGTATTAGAATAGGTGGAAGAGCAAACTTATCAATCAAGAGGTCTTAACGTGAACTACGGCTACCAATACCCAGCAGGGTTAATCATTACAGATACAAATGCCCACACAGGCAGATTTGGCAAGGTGCATTGTTTGACAGATGCCGAAGCAACTTTTGTAGCTGAGAACTTAACAGAAAATGGTTCCTCTACTATTAACGGGATTACAATGAAAGCATCATCAGAGATTGAAGGTGTTATTACAAGTATTACTCTTGCAAGTGGTCAGGTCATAGCTTATTCATTATGAGTTTTGCTAATGCACTAAAAAAAGCTGCCAGTGCTTCATTGAAGAAGCTTGGTGGTGATGTGACTATCAGACAAGTGACAGCAGGGGCATACAATACCACTACTGGAGCTATCACAGAATCTACATCTGATACAACTATTAAAGGTGCATTGAGTAATGTTTCAAGAAATCAGGTTAATGATTTAGTTGAGTCACAAGATAAGTTGCTAACTGTATCTGCTGGTGATCTTACATTTGCCCCAACAACAAAAGACAGAGTGGTGATTAGCAATGTTGAATTTAAAATTATTCAAGTTATTACAAATGAGCAAAATAATACTGCTGTAAGCTTTGATTTAATCTTGAGGTAAACATGGCAAGAGAAATAACTATATTACAGATTCCAAAAGTGATGGAGGAGGCTGTAGAGACTTTAGTTCAAGCTACCACTTTGGAGTGGACAGCTAGAGTCAAGAAAGCTACACCAGTAAGAGTTGTTTATAAAGGTGAACCAAAAGGGGGAGGACAACTTAGAAACGCATGGCAAACAGATATTAAAAAATTTAAGGGTACAGTAAGCAATAATTTACCTTATGCAGAGCCTGTCTGTTTTGGTGAAAACTTACCACCATCATGGGGAGGTCAGTACAGAACAAGACAATCCACTGTTGCTGGCTATCCAGAACTTATTGCAAAAGAGCTTCAATCTTGGGCTGATGGTGAATATAAAAAAATTGTAGGTAATATATAATGGCTGCTATAGATTTAAACACAGTAAGATCCACAATAGAGGCTAGGTTAGCCACAGAGTTAGCTTCAAGCCCAGCAATTCCTGTTGTTTTTAACAATATGTCCTTTGACTCTACAACTGAGGATTCATTTGTACAGTGCATTACAAGCTTCGGAGCAAATCAATATTTAACGCAGGGAGACTCAAGTAGTTCAACAAATAATGTTGTTGGTTTGATTCTTCTTAATGTCTTTACAGAAGAGGGTATAGGAGCAGGGTCAAACTATACGATTTGCAAACGACTAAGGGACTTATACAATAGGATTACTGTTTCTAATGTAATCTTTGATTCACCTATAGGCCCTGAGATATTAACATCAAGTCCAGAGGGTAAGTTTCAAACACAAATTAGAATCACTTTTAATATTTATGAGGATCTTTAATGGAAATTACAGAGGCAATGCTTGATGTTATCGAAGCTGTAAAAGGCAGAAGAGAACCACAGTACTGGGATAATCAATGCAGACGATACATGGAAAAACAAGAATTGAGTAAAAAAGCTGTAAAAAAACAAGAAAAGAGTTAAGATATTTATAAATCTTTCTTTTATTTGTTATGGCAAAGGTAAAAGGTGATGTTGGGCAAGTTAAATTTGATGATGCTGGCTCATCTGTAAACCCTGTACTTGGTACAACTAGCTGGTCAATGTCTATCTCAAAAGACACTCAAGAAACAACTGCTCAAGGAGACACTTTTAAATCTTTTGTTGGTGGTCTTATTGAAGGCGAAGGCACAGCCGAACTTCTTTATGATGATTCAGCCTCTGGTGAAACAGCAACTTTTATTGATGGTGTTTTAACTACAGGCGATGCTGGAACAGCCTCTTTTGAATTGTTCCCAGATAGTTCAAGTGCAACAAAGAAGATTTCTTTTAATGGGATTATTACAAACTTTGAGCAAAGTTCTTCTTTAGGTGACCCAAACACAATAAGCATCACATTTAAGCCAACAGGAACTATTACTTCCGCTATTTAACTAAACTAAAAACTTCGCATTTTATTTATGGCAACAAAAAGAAATCTTGAAGTCTTAAGAGAGGCTTTTGACTTAAATCAAAGACGCAAATTTGATGTAAAAGATAATGAAGGCAATATTGTTTTATCTCTGTACTTTAAAGCCATAACAAGAGCCGACAGAGCAAGAGCTACTCAGAGAGCAAATAGTGATGATCCCTTAATAGTTTCAACTCATATGCTTTGTCAGTTAGCAGAAAATGAAGATGGAACAAAAGCGTTTCACCCATCTGACTTTGCCAGCTTACAGAATGATTTACCAGAAAATGTTTTAAATGAGATTGAATTATTTTTATTTGGTGTAAATTCTAATGTTACTGTTGAAAACTCAAAGGAAGATTAAAGGGGGATAACTGGTTATATTTTGAGTTTTTCCTTGCAACAGAATTAGGCAAGACAGTTAGTGAATTAAGAACTCAACTGACAGATGAAGAGTTTATATATTTTGCTGCATACTATGAAGTAAAATACGAGAAAGAAAAAAAACAAGCTGATGCTATCAAACGCAAATCAGGTTAATATAAAGAAAGTTATTGTTTAGTTGTGGCAGTCTCAAATGTAGAACTTAGAGTTAATGCCACCCAAGCTGTTGCTGCCTTAAGGAAAGTAAATAAAGGGGCAACTACATTTAATAAAACTGTCAATGGTACATCTGGACAGTTAAAAAATGCAAATAAAGGATTTTCAATATTACCACCAGCTTTATTAGCCACAGGTGCTGGAGCTAAAGTAGCTGCTGGAGGCTTTGCGACATTACAAGCTGCACTAGCACCAATATTAGCTCCCTTAATAGGGTTAAGTGCTGTCATTGGAGGTTTAACTGCATCTTTTGGTATTCTTACTAAACAAGACTTTGCAGAGGCAAAGTTAAGTACATTATCAGACAATGTTGATACATTAAAGCCAAAGCTTGTAACTCTGTCTGATGAATTGAGTGGGCAAGCATCTACTTTAGATTTATTGACTGCCTCTTATGATTTAGCTTCTGCTGGTTTTGCGAAAAATGCTGAAATAACAGAAATACTAAAAGCCGCACAATTAGGTGCTACTGGCGGTTTTTCTGATCTTGGTACAGTAACTGATGCGACTACATCTGTTTTAAATGCTTATGGTTTAGAAGCTGACAAGGCGGCAAAAATAGTTGATGGATTTGCACAGACTCAAGCTGATGGTAAAATTGTTGTTGATCAATATGCACAGCAGATAGGACGTATTGCACCAATAGCGGCTGGTGCTGGTGTAAGTATAGATGAATTAAATGCTGCGATTTCTGCTGTCACTGCAACTGGTGTTCCTGTTGAATCTACCTTTGCAGGGTTACGACAAGTTATTGCTTCAATACAAAAGCCCACTGGTGAAGCATCTAAAGTAGCAGAAAAACTTGGTATTGATTTTAGTGCTGCTGCAATAAAGTCAAAAGGCTTAAGTGGAGTTTTAGAAGAGATAGTTGCAAAAGGTGGGGCAAGTGCTGACAACCTATCTAAATTATTTGGAAGTGTTGAGGCACTTACCGCAATACAGCCATTATTAAATGATGAATTAGTTAAATTTAATCAAGCTTTAGATAATCAGGCAAATTCACAGGGAAGGGCTGCAAGGGACGCTTTCAAAGCAACAAATACAATACAAGGTCAATTAAAAAGATTATCAAGTGCTTTTACCAATTTAGTTGCTGATGGTTCAGAGTTTGGAATTGTTATAAGAGAAACTTTGAAAATTACTGCTGTAACTGTTGAGGCTCTAGGTCTTGCTGTAAAAGCTACGTTTGCACCATTTAGAGCTTTGTTTGCATTTATTGGAGAGATCAGTAATGCAGTAATTGGAGAATTTGGTGGAGAGGCTATTGATATTGTTATTGCTTTTGAAAAAGCTTGGATATTTGTAAAAGATGCTATTAATGAAAACATAAAAAGCACTATAGAACTTGGCAGAAAAGTAGGTCAGGTTGTAGGAAAAGTAGTGAAAGCAGTTTTTGACGCATTTAGAAAAATTCAAGAATTTGTTGAAGGCAATCCTGTCTTAAAATTTTTATTAGGGCAAATCCAAAAGATTATGCCTAAAGTAGAGATTGATGTTGAAGGTGATGATCTCAAAGACCTTAAAAAAGATTTAGACGAAGCAACAGATGGTGCTAATAAGTTAAGTGATGCTTTCAAAAAAGTAGGTGATAACATTGCAACTGGTGTTTCTGATGCTTTAACTGATGCAATATTACAGACAAGAACATTGGCTGAAGCAGCTAAAAGTTTGCTTCAAAGTGTTGCTAGACAATTATTGCAGCTTGGAATCAATACATTTTTATTTAGTGCTTTTGGTGGTTCATCTGGTTTATTTAAAAATTTACCAACATTCGCTGCTGGTGGAAGGCCAAAAGTAGGGCAGCCTTCAATAGTAGGAGAGAAAGGTCCAGAATTATTTGTTCCCTCAAGGGCTGGCACTATCATTCCAAACAATCAGTTAGGAGGAGGCGGTATTACAAATAATATTGTTGTTAATGTTGATGTAGATGGTGGGGCTAGTGTTGATGCTGATGAAAGCAACAGCAAACAGTTTGGCCTTGCTCTTGCGGCTGCTATACAGTCAGAGATTATTAATCAAAAACGTGCTGGAGGTTTACTTGCATAATGGCTACTTTTCCCTCAATAAATCCAACTTATTCGGGTTTTTCAAAAAAATCAAATCCAAATAATAGGGTTATTCGCTTCATGGATGGATATGAACACAGGATTCTTTTTGGTTTAGCAAGTCATCAAAACCCAAAAGTTTACTCCTTGATTTTTAATGTTACAGAGGCAGAATCAGATGTAATAGAGGCTTTTCTTGATAGCAGAGCAAACGATCAGGCAAGCTTTACTTTTACACCACCAGCAGAAGGAATATCAAAAACTGGTACATATAGCCAGTCTGGGACTACTGTTACTATAACTGTGACAAATCATGGAATCGCTGTAGGTGAAACTGTCACTCTTGACTTCACAACAGGCTCTGCCACTGATGGAACTTTTATTGTGGCCTCTGCCGCAGATCAAAATACTTTCACTACAACGGCTGCTGCAAGTGCAACTAATAGTGGTAATGTCTCAGTTACTGTTTCTGGGGCTGGTCAATATGTCTGTGAAAGCTGGACAAAATCTATCCCATATAATAATAGAGCCACATTAAGCTGCACATTTAGAGAGGTGTTTGAGCCATGAGTTCAAGTGTTATTAGTGATATACAAGGCATAAACCCCTCATCAATTATTGAACTTTTTACACTTACAACAACTGCTGCTTTGCATGGTTCTGCACAAACATATAGATTTCATGCTGGCTCAAGTTTAAATTCAAATGGTGAGAT